CAAGGGCGAAGCCCAAAAGAACAAAATCGACAGCTACCAATATGTAGAAGGCGATAATAAAATAAGAATGGTCGGTGACATGTTACCAAGATATGTATACTGGCTAAAAGGAGAAAACGGTAAGAATTTACCTTTCGAGTGTTTGTCATTCGACAGAAACACAGAAGCATTTACCAATGTGGAAAAAGATTGGGTAAGAGAATATCATCCAGAGCTTAAATGCGGATGGTCTTATGCAATCCAATGTATTCACGATGGTAAAGTCAAAGTCTTAAATCTTAAGAAGAAACTACTAGAACAAGTAATGGTAGCCGCGGAAGACCTCGGAGATCCAACTGACCCTGAAACAGGGTGGGATGTATGCTTCAAAAGAGTTAAAACAGGACCAATGGCTTACAATGTTGAGTATCAATTACAGGCATTAAAATGCAAACCAAGAGCTTTGACTGAAGATGAAGCTGAATTAGTAAAAGACCTTAAGTCTATGGATGAAATCTTAACAAGACCTACTCCAGACGCTCAGAAAGAGCTTCTTGATAGACTAAGAGAAGGTGCAGACAATTCAACTCCTGATGAATCAATCAGCGACGAGTTCGATATTAGTTAAGGAGAATCATGATTACAGTAGGAGACACGTTCCCTGCCTTTACTTTGCAGGGTGTTGACAAAGACAATAACTTTGTTCAAGTATCAGTTACAGAACAGTACGAGCCTTTAAAAAAGGAATATACAGTTGTATATTTTTATCCGAAGGACTTCACTTTCATATGCCCAACAGAAATAGCGGGAATGGATATGCTAGTAGAAGACGCTAATGTAATTGGCATTAGTGGAGATAATGAGTTTTGTAAATTAGCTTGGAAACAAGATAATAAAATCATTGGCAACATACAACATTCTTTAGCGGCAGATTGCGGCTTAGGACTTTCAGAAGAGCTAGGAATAGTTAATGAGGAAGAAGGAGTATGTTATAGAGCTACCTACATCATTGATAGAAATGATATAGTCCAACATGTAAGTGTCAATGCACTTGACACTGGTAGAAATGCTAGTGAGGTTCTTAGAACTTTACAAGCAATAAAGGCTGGTGGTTTAACAGGGTGTGAATGGACACCTGGGGACGACTTTGTAGGATGATTCTATTTACAGCAGATTGGCATATTAAACTTGGACAAAAGAATGTACCTGTAGCATGGGCTTGCGCTCGCTATAAAATGTTTTTTGAACAAGTTTATGAACTTGAAAAAGATGTAGATTTGCACATCATTGGTGGGGACTTGTTTGACCGAGTCCCCAGCATGGATGAATTAAGTCTTTACTTTGACTTTGTAAAAGGCGTTAGTAAAAGAACGATTATCTTTGATGGAAACCATGAAGCTACTCGTAAAAATAAGACTTTCTTTACAAATTTAAAAAAGGTAACATCAAGTATTAATCCACTTGTAGAAGTGATAGATACTATGTATTACGAAGATGATTGGGCAATATTACCCTATGCTGACTTACATAAAAAGAAAAGTATAGAAATGATGGATGCCTATTATCTTTTTACTCATGTTCGTGGCGAAATACCTCCTCATGTACAGCCTGAAGTAGATCTTGATAGATTTAATAAATTCAAGTATGTATTCGCAGGAGACTTACATGCACACGAAAACACACAAAAGAACATAATATATCCTGGTAGTCCTATGACTACAAGTTTTCATAGAAACTTAGTAAAAACAGGATACTTACTGATAGATGATAATACACATCATTTTGACGAAGATTGGAAGTGGACTTGGCATCAGTTTGACCTACCACAACTATTAAGAAAAACAGTAGAAACTGAAGAAGAAATGGTACAAACAGACTTTCACCATACTATCTATGAAATAGAAGGTGATGTATCAGATTTAAGTAATGTAAAAAATAGTGAGTTACTTGATAAGAAAGTCATACGAAGAAAAACAGAAGCAACTTTAGTATTAGATAAAGAAATGTCAATGGAAGAAGAGCTTAATGAGTATTTAAGTTATATACTAGAGTTAAACGAAGATAAAGTTAAAAATATTTTAGGAGTGTTTAGTGATTACGCTAAAGAAGTTGCAGTGGAGTAATTGTTTTAGTTATGGTTCAGATAATGAATTAGACTTAACAGAAAGTATAGTTACTCAATTAGTTGGTACAAATGGTACTGGTAAGTCCTCTATACCTCTCATTTTAGAGGAAGTTCTTTTCAATAAAAACTCAAAAGGAATTAAGAAAGCAGATATACCAAATCGTGAAGTCAATAATGGCTATGATATATCTTTGTCTTTTGATGTAGTAGATGACAAGTATAAAGTTGATGTAGTTCGTAGGGGTAATATTAAAGTAAAGCTCTACAAGAATGGAGAAGATATATCAAGCCATACAGCTACTAATACATATAAAACTGTGGAAGAAGTTATTGGAATAGACCATAAAACTTTTAGTCAGATTGTATATCAAAATACTAATGCATCTTTGCAGTTTCTTACTGCTACCGATACAAATAGAAAAAGATTCTTAATAGATTTATTGCAGTTAGATAACTATGTAAAATATTTTGAAGTATTCAAAGACTTAGCAAGAAGCGTTGGCTCAGAAGCTACCTTAGTGCAAGGTAAAATTGATACAATAAATAAATGGTTGTTAGATAATAAAATGGAAGATACATCACTATTATCGAAAATCGATTTACCATTTGTCTCGGAAGAAGATGACAAAACTTTACGTTCTCTTATGATAGAATATGAAAATATCTCTGAAATCAATAAAAAAATTAATAAAAACAATTTTACAAGAGAACAGCTAAGTGAAATCGATCTTGACGCTTACAAAAAAGAATTAGTGGAATATAGTCAAGAAATTAATATTCCTCCGTTAAGTAAAGAAATTACTCTTGCTAAGTATAAATTAAATGAGCATAGAAGTTCTTTAGAAGAATATCAAACTATGAAAGGCGAGTGTCCTACTTGTCATCAAGATATTGACGAAGACTTCGTAAAAGAAAAGATAGAGTATCATTCTGCAAGAGTTTCGCACTATGAAGAAAGAGTAACTATTCTAACAAAAGAAAAAGTAGAAGGTGAAAGAGTAAATAAAATTCGACTTATAGCAAAAAGAAGAATCGAAGATTGGGAAGATTTATTTAGAGATTTAGACAGAAAGCTTCCCATAAAAATACTTGATGGCGGAGAACTTAAAGAAAAGATTAGCGAATTGCAAGTTAAGATTAGAGAGAGTAGAGAAGCCTGGGAAGATGTAGCAGCAGAGAATGAAAGAATAGAAAGACACAATACTCGTATCTCAATCATAGAAGAACAACAACAAGATTTTGAAGACCAATTAAATAGTCTAATAGAAGAAATTACTGATATAGAAGAAAGATTAGGTCATATAGAAATATTGAAAAAAGCATTTAGCACTAATGGACTACTTGCTTATAAAATAGAAAATTTAGTAAAAGACTTAGAAGAACTTACAAATGAATATCTAGCAGAACTATCAGATGGTAGATTCAGTTTAGAATTTGTAGTACTCAATGATAAACTAAATGTAGAAATAGATGACAATGGAAAACCAGTAGATATACTAGCTCTTAGTGCAGGAGAACTTGCAAGAGTAAATACAGCTACTCTGCTCGCTATAAGAAAACTTATGAGTAGTATTTCCAAGTCAAGAATAAATGTACTATTCTTAGATGAAGTAACAAATGTGTTAGATGAACTAGGAAAAGAAAAATTAGTAGAAATATTATTAAGAGAGGAAAATTTGAATACTTACATAGTATCACACGGTTGGACACACCCACTATTGTCCAAAATCGAAGTAATAAAAGAAGATAAGATTAGTCATTTAGATGGTTAATCCAAGACAAAAAGGTATTCGAGGAGAGCAACAAGTAATTTCTATTCTCGATAGAGTAACCCAAGAAAAGTGGGAACAAACTCCTGGTTCTGGTAGTGGGAAAATAAAGGGAGATTTAAGAGTAAAAGGAAAACATAATATTTTCTGTGTAGAAGTAAAATTCTATAAACATGTTGGATTTGATTCAAAAATATACACACAAAAGAGTAATAACTTCTTTAAGTGGTGGAGTAAAATTTGTAAACAAGCACAACAGATGAAACAGGAACCGCTTCTCATCTTTCGTGAGAATCATGGTAAGTTTTTTGTAGCAACAACAAGAAAACCAACAAAAACATTAAGATATATGCATATTGCCTGGCTGGGTGCATACGTTCTTATTTTAGAAGACTGGCTAGACAAAGAGGAGATAAAATTTACAAATGGCGATTTCGTTCTCAAGCCTTGGGAACCCAGCTCCGATTGGGAACTTGCTGATAGTTGATGGTCTTAACATTGCATTTAGGTGGAAACATCAAGGTGTAACAGACTTCAAATATGATTATGCTAGAACTATAGAAAGTTTAGCAAAATCCTATAATGCAGGTACAATCATAATTACTGCTGATGGCGGTAGTAGTTATAGAAAAGCTATATTACCCGAATATAAGGCAAACCGTAAAGAAAAATATGCAGAACAAACTCCTCAAGAAGAAAAGGAATTTGCAATGTTTATGGCAGAGTTTAGTAATACACTGACTTTGCTAAAAGAAAAACACACAGTCCTACAATTCAAAGGAGTTGAGGC